GAAATGGAGTAGCAAGTTCAATTACAGGATCACCTGTTACAAGAGCAGGTGGTGGAGGTGGTGGATCTAATGCTGGAGCTGATGGTGGAACAAATACTACTGGAGGCGATGGTGGTTCAGGTGGTGGAGGTAGAGGTGCTGCTAGAGGACCGGGTTATCCAAGTTCAAGAACTTCAACTGCAGGAACAGCTAACACTGGCGGAGGTGGTGGAGCAGCTGGTGGTGATTCTAATGGTGGATCTGCAGGCGGTTCAGGTATAGTAATAATAAGATATAAAATAGCATAATTATGACAAGTAAAATAAAAGTAGATAACATAAACAAAGTTTCAGATGATTCAACAATTATTAAAAAATGTGGATCAACAACAACTATTGGATCAGGGTCTGGTAATACAGTTGTTGTCTGTGGTTCAACAGTTACAATTGGTAGATGTGGTGGTACTGTAGCTCTTGCATCAGGTGCATCACAAACAGGTTTTGGAAGAACAGGAACTGTTGATTGGCAAACAACTAAAAAAACTGGTAATTTTACTGCTGCATCAGGAGAAGGGTATTTTTGTGATACAAGCAGTGGATCATTTACTTTAACACTACCTAGTTCACCAAGTGCGGGTGATATTGTAGGTTTAAAAGATTATGCATTAAGTTTTGATACAAATGCCTTAACAATTGGTAGAGGCGGTTCTCCTATAAATGGAGACAACGTAATTGATCCAACAGTGGCTGATGAAGGAGCTTCCATACTTTTAGTTTATGTTGATGGAACTAAAGGTTGGATTCCAACAGTTGATGACACTAGTAGTTTGAGAGGTGGAACAGATTATATAGCAGCTACAGGTGGGACTGAAACAGAATGTGGTAGTTATAAAATTCATACTTTCACTGGACCTGGAACTTTTACAGTTCAACAAGTAGGTCCTTCATCAAACGGAAAAGTAGATTATCAAATTGTAGCTGGCGGAGGATCAGGTGGTGCAAGACCAGGTACGTCAGATAACCCAGGAGGTGGAGGTGGTGGAGGATTTAGAGAATCTAAATGTGCTACAACATCAGGATCTTGGACAGCTTCACCTTTAGCTAATCCAACTAGTCAACCAGTGAGTGCTTCACCAGGATCTTATCCAATTGTTGTTGGTGCAGGAGGTGCAGGAGTATCTCCTTGCGGAACTACTAATCCAGGAAATGTTTCATCTGCTTTTGGTCTATCTTCTGCTGGAGGTGGAGGAGGCGGAAATTATGATAGTTGTGGTTCAGTAAGATCAAAACCTGGAGGATCAGGCGGTGGTGCTAGAGGTGGTGGTTCAACAGGTAATGCTGGAGGAACAGGCAATACTCCTCCCGTAAGTCCGCCTCAAGGACAGCCAGGTGGTGGTAATTCTCCAAGTTCACCCGATCAAGGTGGTGGCGGAGGTGGAGGAGCTACTGAAGCTGGAGTTACAGGAGGGCCAGGACCAAATGGTGGTGGAAGAGGTGGTGCAGGTGCTACAAGTAATATTACAGGATCACCTATTTCAAGATCAGGTGGTGGAGGTTCAGTTTGTGGTGCAGCTAGTCCAGATGGATCAGGAACTGCTGGAAACAGATCAGGATCTACAACTAACGCTGCAGATAACAGAGGGGGTGGATCAGGAAGTGCGATGAGTGGAGGTAATTCTGGAAATGGTGGTTCTGGTATAGTAATAATAAGGTATAGATTTAAAGCATAATTATGAGTGAAATAAAAGTAAATAAAATTAGTCCAAGAACAAATTGTGGTACGGTTCAGTTAGGAGATAGTGGAGACACTATTACAATTCCTTCTGGTGCTACAATAACAAACAATGGTACTGCATCAGGTTTTGGTGCAACAGGTTCAGCGTCTTGGAACACAACAGTTAAGACATCAGGTTTTACAGCAGTAGCTGGTGAAGGATATTTTGTAGATACAACAAGTGGTTCAATATCAGTTAATCTTCCTGCAGGAACTGCAGGAGCAGTTGTTGCATTTAAAGATTATGCAGGAACTTTTAGTTCATCAAATAAAGTAACGCTAGTTCAAAATGGTTCAGATAAAATTGGTGGTTCAACAGTTAATGCAACTTTAGAAACAGAAGGTATTGCAGTAACTTTAGTATTTATAGATTCAACACAAGGTTGGTTAGTAACCGATTCAGGTTTACAAGATGAAGTACCAACAGCACAATTTGTTGCAGCTACTGGAGGGACAATTACTACAGTTTGTACAAATTTTAAAGTTCACACATTTACAGGGCCAGGAACATTTCAAGTTACTTGTGCAGGTAATGCTGGAGGATCAAATGAAATTTCTTATTTAGTGGTAGCTGGTGGAGGTGGTGGATCTGCTAATGGTGGTGGAGGCGGTGGAGCTGGAGGTTACCGTGAGGGTAAAAGTCCTCAAACTCCTTATACTGCAAGTCCACTAGCTTGTACTTCAGGTTCAAATAATGGTTTACCAGTTGCAGTAGCAAGTTATCCAGTTACAGTTGGAGGAGGTGGTCCAGGTGTTTCTTCTGGAAGAAGTACAGATGGAACTAATTCAGTTTTTGCAGGTACAACAACTATCACTTCAACAGGTGGAGGTGGGTCAGGAACTTATTGTGGTAGTGCACCTTATGATAATCCAGCAATTGTTGGAGCTCCTGGTGGATCAGGTGGAGGTGGAGGTGCGGGCCCAGGTTCAGCTAGTAGTTTATCTTGTGTTCCAGCTGCTAACAAAGGAACAGGAAATACTCCTCCAGTTAGTCCGTCTCAAGGTAATCCAGGCGGAAGAGGATTACACTCTGGAAATTATTCACCAACAGGGGCTGTTGGTGGTGGTGGTGGCGGTGGAGCAGGTGGACCAGGTGGTGAACCTGTTTTAAGTCCAGGAAAAGGTGGTACAGGTGGAGTTGGAACTCCAACACAAATTACTGGATCGGCGGTTTCGTATGCTGGTGGTGCTGGCGGTGGTATCGGACCAGGAACTGGTTTTACAACACCAGCTGGATCTCCTTGTGGTACAGGGGGTGCAGGAGGTAAACATCCTGGCACTGATGCGATAGCAGGCACTACTAATAGAGGTGGTGGTGGAGGTGGCGGAGGCCATCAACCACAAGGAGGTGCAAATGGTGGATCAGGTATAGTAGTAATAAGGTATAAATTTCAATAGTTGAATGATAATTAAAAATAAGATATAAGGAGAATAATTATGGCACATTTTGCAAAACTAGGATCAAACGGTAAAGTTATTCAAGTATTAACTTTGAATAATTCCGATATGCTTAACGCTGATGGTGTTGAAGATGAATCAGTAGGTCAACAATATTTAGAAACACACAATAATTGGCCTGCACAAATGTGGATTCAAACATCTTACAATACATCAGCTAATACACATAAAGATGGTGGTACACCATTAAGAGGAAATTACGCAGGTATAGGTTATACTTGGGACGAAGATGATCAAATTTTTTGGCCTAAAAAACCTTACGCATCTTGGGTAAAAAATACTACAACTGCACAATGGCAATCTCCAATTGGAGATGCTCCTGCATTAACTGCAGAACAAACTTCACAAAATGAAGCTGGCACACATTCTTGGGAATACTCTTGGAATGAAGATGGGCAGACTTGGGACTTGACAGATAGATTAGCATAGATTAAAAATGGTGGTGGTATGCAGAAGAAAGTATTAACAGAGCAAGCTCTATATTACGGTAATGTGGCAATGCCTAAAGATTGGGACATTGACCGAGATAAATTATCAGGCGACATCGTACAATCAGTAATTCAAAACAAAGATTTTCCATTCTCGCGAACTTGGGATATGTTGAATACATATATACGAGATCACATTGGTCTTGAATATAGTATCAATTTAGTTAACAAAAAAACGTGGGGAAATATCTATAAACCTCAAGAGACTACAATACCTTTATTAAATATTGATCCTGTAGATTTACGAAACTCACCAGACTTTACATTATTATATGGTGTTAAAGTTGATAAGTGTTGGGTTCGAATACATTATGAAGATAACAGACGTAAGGGAAGAAGCTGGGATATACCACTTACAAATAATATGTTTATTATGTTTCCATCAACTAATATGTATTACTTAACTAATAATCAAAAGGATAGTTTAAATTTCGTACAAACTATAACGTATGAATATATCTAATTATTACTGGTATTTTAGTGGTGTATTAACACCTAAATTCTGTGATGAAGTAATTAAATATGCTAATGAACAAAAAGAAGTTATGGCTAGAACGGGTGGTTATGGTGATAGAAAATTAAACAAGCAAGAAGTATTAGATTTAAAAAGAAAAAGAAATTCTGATTTAGTATGGCTTAATGATACCTGGATATATAAAGAATTACATCCATATGTACATAAAGCAAATGAGATGGCTGGTTGGAATTTTGATTGGGACAGAAGTGAATCTTGTCAATTTACAAAATATAAATTAAATCAATATTACGATTGGCATTGTGATAGTTGGGATAAACCTTATGATAAACCAAACACATTAGATCACGGTAAGATTCGAAAACTATCTATGACTTGTCAATTAACAGATGGTTCAGAATATAGTGGTGGTGAATTAGAATTTGATTTTAGAAACTATGATCCACATATGAGAGACGAATCAAAACATAGAGTACAATGTAAAGAAATATTACCTAAAGGATCTATTATTGTATTTCCTAGTTTTGTGTGGCATAGAGTTAAACCAGTAACATCAGGCACAAGATATAGTCTTGTAGTATGGCATTTAGGGAGGCCTTTTAAATAATGTTTATAAATAGTTATTTTCCAACTGTGATATGGAGTGAGGAAAAACCAGAGTTTGTTAAATCGTTAAACAAAGCAAGTAACAAGTATGTTAGTGATTCTCGTAAAAGAGAAAAAGAGTTTATAAAAAAACACGGTGATTTTGGAAGATCATATCACTCAACACCACTTACAATGGACAATGACTTTTTAGATTTTAGAAATTACATTGGTCAAAAATCTTGGGAGTATTTAGATCACCAAGGTTATGATATGTCACAATACACAACTATGTTTTCTGAATTATGGGTACAAGAGTTTGCTAAAAAAGGTGGTGGGCATCATTCAGCACACATACATTGGAATCAACACGTATCGGGTTTTTACTTTTTAAAGTGTAGTGATAAAACTTCTTATCCAGTTTTTCACGAACCAAAAACTGGTGCAAGATCTACAAAACTAAAAATGAAACCAGGCTTAAAAGGTGTATGGGCAGGTCACGAACAATTCCATATAAGACCAAAACCTGGAACATTAATTATATTTCCAGGTTATTTAGAACACGAATATGCAGTTGACTTTGGTATTGAACCATTTAGATTTATACATTGGAACATACAAGCAGTGCCAAAAGAGATGGCTAAAGATGTTTAAAAAGAAAAAATATACAGTTATCCATAAAGCAATATCAAAAGACCTAGCAGCTTTTATTAGAAACTATTTTTGTATGCAAAAACAAGTTTATGATACTTGTAAACAAGCAAGATACTTTTCACCTTTTGAAAATATCATAGGTCATTACGAAGGTAAAGATGAACAGGTACCAGAAACCTATAGTCAGTATTCTAATATAGCTATGGAAACTTTGATGCTTAAATGCCAACCTAAAATGGAAGAAGTAACAGGTCTTAAATTATATCCTTCTTATACATATGCAAGAATATATAAAAAAGGTGATATACTTGAAAGACACAAAGATAGATTTAGTTGTGAGATATCTACTACTATGAATTTAGGTGGAGACGATTGGCCAATATATCTAGAGCCATCTGGAAAAGAAGGTATGAAAGGTATCAAAGTAGATTTAAAACCAGGAGATATGCTGGTTTATTCTGGCTGTGAGCTAGAACATTGGAGAGAAAAATTTAAAGGCAAAGAATGCGTACAAGTTTTTCTGCATTATAACAATCGTAAGACCCCAGGAGCGAAGGATAATATGTTCGACAAACGTCCACATTTAGGTCTTCCTTCTTGGTTTAAAC